TTCCCGGCTTCGCTTTTCGTGGGAATGTCAGGAGTTGGAAAACAAACTCAAATACGACAAAACGCTGACTGCGGAATCCCGGGAAGCTATAAACCAGCTGATTCTGAATATGGAGGAACGCAGGTATAAGGAGGAATCCGAAATACGCCAGCGTTGGAGCGATAAGGAGTTCGAGGAAGAAGCCCGCAATGCGGAGAACAGGATCAAAATGCGGTTTAATGCACAAAATAAATTGCAGACTATCCGCCAAAAAGAAGCACAGTTACCTAATTATGACATTCTACACACATCTGATCCGAACAAGGATATTGAGAAAAATGCCGCCAAAATGGATATTGCGCAGCAACAAATGGATGCTGCACAAAATAAACTTTCCGAAATACAATCAATGAGTGAGGAAACATATACGGCTCTCTATGGCGGTGTTTTGGAATGGCGTAATGCTGAACTTGACGCACAAAAGGCCGTTGCAGAAGCCAAACAGCAGGTCAACGACATACAACTGCAAGGCATTAAGTTGCAAGAAAAAGAAACGCAGATGTCTATTCAAAGCGCACAACAGATGGTCGGTGCGTTGGAAGAACTTGCCGAAGCCGCCGGGGCAGATGCGGGGGTTGTCGCAATGTTGGCAATCGCCGAATCGGCCGCTGCGATGGGAGCGGCGTTACACAAAGCATTTTCATCTTCCGCTACCGTTTGGGATGGTATTGCCGGGGCGGTGGCTGCAATTTCGACCATTACGACCATAATAACGCAAATTAAATCGCTCAACAGTTCCGCAGAAGAAGAAAGAAGTAAATACCGATACGCCTCCGGCGGCCTTGTCACGGGCCCGGGTACCGGAACTTCGGACAGCATCCCCGCAATGTTATCCAACGGCGAGGCCGTGATGACGGCCCAGGCTGTCAACGACTGGGGCGCAATGCTCTCGGCCATGAACGTGGCAAGCGGCGGAAACGCCATCCAGGTATCGAATCTTCCCCAGCGCAACGACGGAATGAAGGGGATGGAGCGCATGATGGAACGGGCCCTGATGAATATGCCGGCGCCCATTGTTTCGGTGGTTGACATCAACAAGGGGCAGAAGCGGGTCAAGGTTCAAAACAGCCTCGGAAAATTAGGACGAAAAAAATACGAATAATAACATGAATACCCCTAATAAGAAAGTGGGCCGCCCTCGTGCATATACCCCCGAAGCTCTTGACGCCAAGTTCGAAGAGTATGTCGAATGGGTGAAAGCGAATCCGGTTTACATCAACAAGGTTTCAGCAGGGGAAATAATTGCGGTTCCAACACAGCGTCCCCTGACATTAGTGGGATTCTGCCAATTTGCAAAGATCAGCAAAGACACATTCCGCCGATACGAAGATGAGTTTTGCGACCTCCTTACGCACGTGCGAGTGGCTATCGAGGCGGACCAGTTGGAGGGCGCATTATGTGGACAGTACGATTCAGGAATCGTTGCCCGTGTCCTTCATCTTGCCGACCGTCAGGATGTGACGACCAACGGCAAGGCGATAACGGCCGCAACACAGCCTATTTCCGTGGTCCTCGATCCCGAAGCTGCCAAGATCATCCAGTCCATAGGCAAAATGACAGTGAAGGAATGACGCCCGATCCCGTAACAAGTAGATTATGATTTCATTATTCCCTCTAACTCAATTCGATATTCACTACCCACATCCGCCTTAAATCGGGTATAGGTAGTATCACATAGTTTATTAATCTGAAATATACGGGGGAATATTCGGGTCGGCGCATCACATTCTTTTCCTTGCGCCAAATAAACGAAATCTAATAAACCACTTTTACTTATGTCCTTTTTTCGTCTCTTTCCCCTTTTCACCCACTCAATCTTATTGTCTGAGGCTTTCCCACGTCCGGTCATCCTATAATAGAACACCTCAATCGTTGTATTTGTAGAAATAAAACCTTCATTTTGCAAGGCTTCCAATATACGATTAGCCTGCTCATAACTCCATTGCACAGAGAAGTGTGCATGTTCCTCGATTGAAGAGATAATATTTCCGATTTTGCTATCGGATTGCTGGCAATATTGTACAACGAAATGATCAAAAATCATTTTTACCTCTTTACGGTCCACCTCCGATAAAAACTCTCCGATCACATTCTGATCATATAGGCTTTTTTCTTGCTTATACAGATAAATAGCAAATGTCCCATCGTCGATGTCATTCTGAAAATGTCCCTGCTCATAAATTCGCTTTTGCTCGTCATAATAACTCGAGTATAGAGTCTCGGTATAAATATTACATTCATTAAGCTCCAAATAATTAATAGCATAAGCAATCAAGCCTGAAGCAATTCGATTCTCTACTGCAAGCCACGATCCTGGGTTCATTGTATCGAGAAAATAAGCATAATATCCGCCATCCTGCGGAAATGCATGAAATGTCCCCGTCCTACCGTTATTCCACATTTTGGTTTCGGTTAACACGCTATTGCCGTCTTTTGTTATATTCATGGTTGTCAAATACCTACGACACCAATCCACTACCCACTCATAGCCAGGCTTATGGTCGCAGATAAAAATCGTATGATTCAGCCAATCAGCATAATACTCTCTTTTATACTCAGCATCCCCATCATTAGCGGCCCGTTTTTTTACATACCAGTCCAGAAATCCAGTCAGTGCATAATCCGCTTTTTGCGGCCCAGATGCATATTCGTTGATATGATCCAAAAAATAGGCATTATTTTTCTGAAAATCAGTCACCCACTCGTGTTCCTCTTTGTATTTGAAAGGGAGATTTATATAATCTTGATACCGCTCCCGTCCCCACATATTATAAAATACCACATCATTCATATTTACTCCAACATTTTAACCAGTTCGTTTTTCATTTCATCGTCGATGTCCCGATAACGGGCAAATGCCCGGCTACCCTCCTTGTGGCCGGACAATGCCCCTACCAGGTTCGGGTCTTTCACCTGCTTGTAAAGATTTCCAACGAATGCTCGACGAGCGAGGTGCGACGAGGCCACCTCCCAAATCGGGCGCTGTTCCGCCTCTCGGGTCAGAGGATTCAGGATCGTTACTTTACGTTTCAACCCCGCAGCGAGAAAAATCCGTTTAATCGCTTTGTTATATTGCTGTTCGGCCATAAGTGGAAAAAGCGACGAGCCGGCATAATCTGCGTAACGGTCCAATATTTCACGTGCTATCGAGTTAAGAGGTACACGTACCGTCACCGGGTGGCCGTCCTTTGTTTTGCGGGGAATATACTCAACCGCTCCATTTATCAAATTATCTCGGGTCAACTTATAAAGATCGCCCACACGGCAACCTATCAGACATTGAAAAACGAATACATCCCGCTGAATTGCGAGCTGCGGATGCCTGGTAAGATTGGTATGATAAATCTTGTTACGCTCGTCAATCGTAATATAGTATGGTGTCCCGTATATACACTCCTCCACGGGATAATTCCGAAAAGGGTTATTAGTCGTTTTGCCTACGTCATTCGCCCAAATGAAGAAAGTACGCAGTTTAGTCAGTATTCCATTGATCGTATTCTGCCCTCTTGGCTGAGGTTTCCGGCTTTCGGGAACGGCCTCGTAGATTTCGGGGTATTGGTCGCAGAAGGTGTATTCATTGCGAAGGAACTCCTCGATGTCCCGTAACACCAACGGCGTCACGGTATCAAAATCGAGCGCAAACCGACTATCCATCGTCCGGCGGGCATACAATTCATACCGCCTCAACGCTCGGATTACGACCTGAATAGCCCGCACCCGCCAATCGGACAACTTGCGCTTCTCGATAAACTCTTCGTAAGCCTCGAAAAAGGTTTGCCAATGTTCCTCGATGATATATTTCTCAGGATGCAGGTGTTTGTCAATCTCTTGGTCCAGCCAATCGGATGTCAAAGTCTCTGTACTGGGTGCGGCATTATATATCTCTAACATCATATTCTTACGGTCGGCCACCGCCTTGTTGAACAAGGCCCGTTTTTCCGCATCATAAAGAACCTTTGCCTTAATCTCCTGTCGGGTAGCATCCCAATCGGATGGGTTAACCTCCAATTCGGAAGCGTGAAATAATTGAATATTTCGACCGTCCCGTAACCGAAAGCGAACATTTGCCCGATCTATTCGTTTTCTTGATACCCGTATAAAAGCCGTAACCGATGCCATATTACAAAATCTGTTAATTCCGTGGTGCAAGTTAGAAAATTTGCACCACACTTGCACCACACAATGAAATCTTTTGCAATATTACACAATTTTATCGACAATTACAATATATTGATTATCTTTGCAATATACCCACAAACAACTAAATATCAATGTATTTACAAAAGGTATAAAATTGCAATTTTCGAATATTGTCCTGGGCACACGAAAACAAAACCGCAGCTGATTGTCAATCGGCTGCGGTTTTTCATTTTCGTTTTGTTCGCCCCCCCACTTGCACCGCTCGTCACATTGACAGCAAGGCCCCATCCCCGGCCGGCGCCCGGGCAACAAGGGCCAGCGCATAGCGATTCACGCCGCAAGGGCGCATGAGATCGAATCGCACGCACATCGTTTCAGTCTGAAGGTTCTTACGCGTGCGACTTCTTCGAGACGAACAGCGCGAGGATGAACGACAGGGCCGAGGCTGCGATCCAGAAGACGATCGCCGTGTCGAGGGGGTCGAGGATGATGACGTCCTTCCGGGCCTGCGCCTGCAAACACCCCGTATGGAGCGTCACCACGG